GCTGTTAGATGCGTCGTATAGCATAACAGCAAAAAATGATGGTGAAGCTATTTTGCTTGAAGCTATAAAATCTCCATACGCTACCATACTTGAAAATGCAAATTTAGAATACAAAGAATCTGGGCACATAGGCAAAGGGATAAATGTAATCAACGGCAAGGTTGTTGATATGATTAAAGAAGGTGTTATTGATCCTGTTCTTGTGACAAAAACAGCTCTTAAAAATGCAGTAAGTGTTGTTAATACTATTTTTTCTGCAGATTGTGTAATTAATAATATTCGATTAGATGAAAGCAATTAATTACTACGTAGTCATAGAAAAAATAAAAGAAGCGCCAAAGAAAGTTGGAGGCTTAGAACTTACTGAAGATCAAAATAAAGACGTTAGATATTTAAAAGGTAAAGTTATATCTGCTGGTAATCTAGTAGAAAACCTTAATGAAAATGATATAGTACATTACGATAAAGTTGCCGGACACGGTATAGAATTTAACGACAAACTATATTATGTTTTAAAACTTGCTGATATTGTACTTGTAGAATGAGAATAAGTGCAGATAACATAAAAGATTTAAATTTATTAAAATACTACAGGCTCATTCGTAAATGGGCCTGTAAAACTTATAATATAAAAGATGCAGATCTTGAGTTACTTATTTATTTAGATTGCAAAGATCGATTTACACGTAATGAATTTATTGATGGGGCGTATACCTATAGTTGGGATAAAGACAGATGGGAAAGATTAAGAAGAAATGGTTGGATTGATGTTTGGAGAGAAAGAAATCGCACCACACAAAAATATACAATATACAAAACAAGTTTTAAATGTAAGCAATTAATTAAACGAATATATCGTATAATGCTTGCAGAAGAAGACTTACCAACAGGAACAAGAAGTAAATTTTTTAATAACCGATCATATACAGACAAAGTTTATAATAAAGCTATAGATGATATGATCAAAGATAAAAACAGATAATTATGCCACAAGGAAAAGGAACATACGGTTCAAAAGTCGGAAGACCAAAGAAAACTAAAGCTAAAGGGAAAGCAAAGAGTAAAAAAAAACTTTCGCCAAAACAAAAAAAAATAGCTAAAAAAGCGCCTCCACATAATAAAATAACAGGAGCTGATTTTAAAAAAATGAAAAAATAGTTATGCCTAGTAAAAACGCACCATCAAGAAAAAAATCTTTAGGTTACTATAAAAAAGTAAATAAAAAAGGTGGCACTGGTAAAAAAGCTGGTGGCGGAATGACTAAAAAAGGTGTAGCCAAATACAGAAGAGATAACCCAGGTAGTAAGCTTAAAACAGCCGTAACAACTCCACCTTCTAAATTAAAGAAAGGAAGTAAAGCTGCAAAAAGACGTAAATCATTTTGTGCAAGATCAAAGAGTTGGAAGTCTGAAAGAGGTAGAGCTGCTAGAAGAAAATGGAATTGTTAATATGAAAAGTAGAGGATTAGGAGATTCAATTGCAAAATTTACAAAAGCTACAGGAATAAAAAGCGTGGTGGATAGAGTTTCAGAAGGCTTAAATGTTCCTTGTGGCTGTGAAGCGCGGCAAAAAGCATTGAATAATTTGGTTCCTTATAATAAAAAATTTAAACTTAAAAAATAAACAGATGTCACACAGACCAGGTCACAAAATGAATATGGGCTCAAAAGAGAAAGACACCCCCGGAAGTTTTAGCGAAAAAGATACTAAAACAATTGGAAAGTCTACTCAATCTAGATTAGTTTCATATTCTTCAAAAAAAACAACACAACCTATTGAAAAAGGATATTCAACAGCTGGAACAAAAACAGTTTCTAAATCAACTTATAGCACAGCTGGAAAAAGTAGCAAGAGCAGTGGGGGAAGTGCCGCGTTTAAATCAGCTTATAGTTCTGCTAAATCCAGCGGGGCAACTAATTTTAAATTTAAAGGCAAATCTTATAATACTAAGTCGGCCACTCCACCAAAAACAACCACAAGAACTTCAACAACATATTCTAAGGGTATAAAAACACCAAATACTTCTATAAAAGGCTCAACGTTAAACAAAAAAGTTACATTAACTAAAAAACCACCAACAAGAACCTCAAAAACTCCGCCACCTCCTCGTAAACCTAAAAAATCATTTGGAAAAACTAAAGTTGGAAAATTTGTTAAAAAAGTAGGCAATATACAAATAAATTTACCTAGTGTTAGATTACCAAAGCTTTCAAGAGGTAGAAGCAGAGGCTCTAGCAGAGGGTGTACACGATGCTCTAGAAAAATTAGAAGAACAAGAAGATAATAAACTTAAAATTAAAAAATAAAAATTATGGCACATAAATCTGGACATATAATGAATATGGGATCCAAAGAAAAAAACACTCCTGGAAGTTTTAGCGAAAAAAACACTAAAACAATTAGTCAATCTACCGTAGGCAAAATGAGCGATGGGGTTGTAGTTTCGGGTGACAAATCTAAAGTTAACAATAAAGTTAATGTTCCTAGCGTTGCTGATAAACGCGCAGCTCTAAAAGCAAAAATTGCTGAAAGAAAAAAAATTAACAAAGCTAAGTTAGACGAAAAAAGAAAAGAAGCACAAAATTTAAGACAAGTAATAAAAGATAAAATTGCTAATAGAAAATTACAGAATCAAAGAAAAAAAGAAGGTAAAGATTATCAAAAATCAGACGGGACTGTAGTTAGAAGGCGAGTTAAAATTGTAAAAAAATAATGAGTAAACCAAAAAAGAAATTTGCAGAAACTACTGTAGGTAAGCTTTTGTTTGGCGCAGCTTCATTAGTTAACCCTACTTTAGGTAATCTAATTAGTGGTGCTTCAACCCCGGCAGAAGCTATAGCGGCAATAGGTAAATCTGACGCAAGCAGTGAAGATAAAATAAAATTACAACAACTTATATTTGAACAACAAAATAAAGAGATGGAAAGCATCACTTCAAGGTGGCAAGCGGATTCCATGTCAGATTCCTGGCTTTCGAAAAATGTACGCCCCCTGGTTTTAGTGTGGTGTATTGTTATATTCTCATTAGCTGGAATATTGGATAGTGTTGAGTCGATACCATTTCATATAGGTGAAACATGGAACGATACTTTTGAAAAAGTTATGATGAGTGTTGTTCTTGCATATTTTGGTGGACGAAGTGGAGAAAAGGCTGCGAGTTTGTTAAAAAAATAATACATGGCTAGACTTAGTACCTATAATGTAGATACAGACGTTTCAAAAACAGATTTGTTAATTGGAACAGATTCCTCTTCGGGAACTAAGAATTTTCCATTACAAAGTATTGCTGAATTTTTAAACGAGTCAAGTCTTTTAAATGTTAATGGCCAAGTAATATATAAATTTGAAGCATCAACAAATACACCTAGTGCTGGTACCTTTGTTATAAGTGGTGGTGGAAGTAGCGGAGCAAATCTTAATACTGTAACACATTTAATTTTTCATCATTTAAATAGCAATCAAAATAATATTGCTCAATACTTAAATTACTTTAATGGTCTATTTGTTATGTTAACTCAAACAGATGACCAAAATACTTTTGCATTATATTCAGCAACAGTATCGTCAAACACAACAAACCAAACAGATTTTTTCTTATCTTTTATTGAAGGTAACGGGGTAATAACAGGAGATAAATATTATGCACTATCTTATTCTCCTAAAGGACAAACTGATAAAACTTTTGTTTCAAATGAAATAAGTTTTCTTGCGGATACCCCAGTAACAATAAATCACAATTTAAATAAATTTCCTTCCGTAACAACAGTAGATACAACGGGAGCACATATAATAGGCGACGTTCAACACATAAACGCAAACTCATTTAAAATAACATTTAATGTACCCTTTTCTGCTAAGGTACACGTAAACTAGATAACATGGCTTTACAATATTTAACACACATAGATTTAAAGAAAAATGAATTACGAAATGCCGTAATTGAAGTTTCTGCAAATGCACCTTCAAGTCCAGCAGAGGGGCAAATATATTACGATAGTACTGCTGGGGATAAATCAATACATGTATACAATGGATCAGCTTGGGTATCAGTTGGTGGTGATATTACTGGGGTACTTGGCGGCACTGGATTATCTGGTGGCGGTACTGGTGGAACAGTAACTTTAAACATCGCAAACTCTGGTGTTACTGCAGCAACTTACGGTTCTTCAACGGCAATTCCAGTTATAGCAGTAAATGCACAAGGACAAATTACATCAGCTAGTACAGCAACTATTAGTACAGATTTAACTATAGCAGCAGATTCTGGCTCAAACGATGATGTAACTTTAGGAACTGATACATTAACATTTTCTGGAACTGCAAACGAAATTGAAACAGCAGTAAGTAATAATGAAATAACAATTGGATTAGTTACAAACCCAACGGTTTCTGGTAACTTAATAGTTTCTGGAAATTTAACTGTATCGGGAACGACAACTACTGTAAATTCAAACACTGTAAATATTGGAGACAATATTATAGTTTTAAATTCTGATGAAACTGGAACACCTTCTCAAAACGCAGGTATAGAAGTTGAAAGAGGTAATACTACTAACGCTATATTACAGTGGAATGAAACAGATGATGATTGGGAATTCCAAGCTTATAACCACGCAGGAACACCTGCACTAACAACATATAAAATTCCTACAACTTTTGTAGCAGCAATAGGTGATGGCTCAGCAACATCTATAGCTGTAGCACATAATTTAGGTAGTAAAAATGTTATTGTTCAATTATTTCATGTAGACACAGACGAAACAGTTTATGCCGATGTAGTCAGAACAAATGCTAATACAGTAACCGTTTCTTTTACTGCGGCACCAGCTGCAAGCAAAATAAAAGTTCTTATTAGTAAAGTAGGATAATATAATTCAATATGGCAAATCGCTTTCTTAGTAATATAAAGATTAACGACGCATATACTTTCCCTGCGTCAGACGGAACTAATGGCCAAGTTATTAAAACGGATGGTTCCGGTAATTTATCTTTCGCTCAGTTAGCTGCAGATTCTGCTTCTGTAATGTACAAAGATACATTTACAGGAAATGGTAGTGCAACAGCCTTTACGTTGGCTAACGCCTTAAATGATGAAGTGCAATCGAATGTATATATAGATGGTGTATACCAATCTAAAAGTACTTACTCAGTTTCTGGAACAACATTAACATTCTCCACGGCTCCTGCTTCTGGCCATGAAATAGAAGTTATATCTACAACAGGTATAAACAGTGGTCCAACAGCAATCTACACAGATACATTCACAGCTAACGGATCAGCAACAGCATTCACATTAGGACAAACCGTTCATGACGAGAACCAAACTATAGTATTTTTAAATGGTGTATACCAATTTAAAGGTACTTATGCTTTAAGTGGTACTACATTAACTTTAGATACTGCACCTGCAAATGGTGTAGCTATAGAGGTTATGAGTATAGGTTCTGCATATTCAGGTGGTGATATATTATACGATCATGATTTTGGATCTGCTGGTTTAATGACAACTAATGGTTCGGGTGTGTATAGCATAACCGCAAACAACTCTGCAAACTGGAATACAGCTTACGGATGGGGAGATCATTCTACTCAAAGTTATGCGACACAAAGTTACGTTGGAACTCAATTAGCTAATTTAGTGGATAGCTCACCGAGTACTTTAGATACTTTAAACGAGCTAGCAGCAGCATTAGGTGACGATCCAAACTTTGCAACTACAACTGCTAATAGTATTGGAACTAAAATGCCATTAGCTGGTGGAACTTTCACGGGAAATGTTTCATTAATAGCAAGCTCGGCGATTAATTTAAGAGTTACTGATGGCACACAAAATATTTATGTTGGCTCATCAGGTAATACAAGATTTGGATTAGGAGCAGGTGCAAGTATAATACAAAGTACAGGCGCAAGTTTTGGTATTGGAACACAAGATGGAAATAGTCTTATATTAGGCACAAACAATACCGCAGCTCTAACAATTAACACATCACAAACCGCAACTTTTGCAGGTTTTTTAACAGCTAAAAAGTTGACTTCAACAGATGGAGTTTTAGAATTAGATGACAATGGAACACATAATGGTATTATAAATGCCCCAGCATCTTTAAGAATTAATATTGATAGTGATAATAACAGCACAGGAGAAAAATTTGTTGTTGGCTACAATCAAACTAATATAGACAACAATAATGAGTTATTTGTTGTAGAAGAAAATGGTAGAGCAACTTTTGCAGGAATAATTATATGTAATAATGTTGGAAATGATAGAAAAATAGAATTTAATAGAACAGGAGCAAATGTTTATTCTATTGAACACGATTCAGCTTTTTTATATTTTTATAATGTTACTACAAATTCAATACCTTTAAAATTAGCAAATAATAATAATGCAACTTTTGGAAATAGTATTTTTCTACCTGACAATAGGGACATTGGATGGAATGGTGGTTATAGTGCTAGTAAACCTACCTT